GCGGCGTGACCAGGCGGCAGAGGTAGCGCATCAGGTCGGTGGGCTTGACTGTGGGGTGATAGTTGCGGTTGCCCGGTCGTGGCGGTGCTGCTTCATACTTTGGATTGCCGCAACACGGCCCGATGCGCCTGCCGTCCAGCTTGCCGTGGCCGCAGTTGACGCACCGCTGATTCATGGCAGCAGCGTGTCGCTCCTCCAACCCCTCGCACCCCTCATCCCGATCCGCCTTGCTCGCCTTCGCGCAGTAGAAGAACCGGGCGGCGGAGCCGGTGTCGCCGTAGCCGAACCCGTTATCGTCATCAACTGGGATACTTTTCCATGAATTCCCGCCGCCTTGATTCTTAAACTTTGGCGTGGCGTGTTTTGTCCCGCCAGACGAAACGCCCGTCACCGGAAACATCCCCACCACCTCGTCGCTGCCGTCGTGGATCAGGTTAGCGGGCCAGCGGCCTGGTGGCGCTTGCTTGCCCTGTGACGCTCGCTTGCCGTTGCCAAAGCTGCCGTCTTGATTCCAGCTTCGATCCCACTGTCCGCTCAGATCCTCCGTCCCCACCCTGCACCCATCCACATTAATCCCACCAGTGCCGTGCGCCAGCACGTTCTCCGCCACGGTGCCGCACAGCGGCTTGCGGGCAACGGTGATCGGCTCCATCGCGGGCTTCAGTGCCGTGCCCCAGCCGGCCCACTGCTTCGCGGCGTCGGTCGCGGGGGCGGTGATGTCTGGCTTTCCATTGGTAGCAAATCCATGGCCGCCTTGATTCTCAAATACTTTTGCTCCGCCTCCGTGTCGGTTGGATACGCCCACCACCTTCCGCTCCGCCCCCGCCGCCTTGTCAATCGCCTTGCTCACGTCCAGCGACTTCGGGAACCCTGAGCCGTAAACCCACATTATCAAATCCCGGATTTCAAACCCTGCATCCTCAATCCGCACGGCCATGCGATGCTGAGTCCTCGTGCCTGCAAACGCCAGCAGATGACCGCCCGGTTTCAGGACTCGCAGCACCTGCTGCCAGATCTCAACGCTCGGGACATCGTAGTCCCATTTGCGTCCCATGAAAGAAATTCCGTAGGGGGGATCGCAGACGCAGGAGTCAACACTGTTATCGGGCATGGACTTCAACTGCACTAAGCAATCAGCATTGTATATTTTCAACATGGGTATATCTCCAGAAAGAGACAGCCGTGTAGATTGATCCACACGGCTGTCGGACGGGGGTGGAACTAACTGACGATCAGGGCAGAGTCACAGACAGGTACGGGACAGTCAGAGACTTACCCGCCCTTTCGATTGTCAAAGTCTGCTTCCTGTCGTCGGCGGCTGTAACCTTGTAGGTCAGAGCCTTGGGAGACTTTGGGGCCTGGTACTGGACTTCGTAGTCCACCCAGTCAGACGGGGAGTAGTCTGCATGAACAGGTGTATCCTGATCTGGCTCAGGCTCTCCAGAATCGTCTGTAACGCTATCGAGGTCTTCCCCGGTAGGATCGTCCAATTCCGCATTCCATTCGTCTTCTGGAGGCTGTGGAGCGGCTTTAACGACGTTTTTGGGAGCACGCTTCGTTGCGGCCTTGGCCGGAGCAGGTTCAGCAGCCGGTTCAGGCTCTGGAGCAGCATCTTCATCGCCCCAGTTCATGCCGAGGATGTTGTAGTACCGCTTGTTCGGGTCATTCTTGCCGGGAACCACACGCATCTTGAACTGCTGATTGATGCAGCCTTTCAAGGCCGTGTCGATCTCAGCGATCTCCAGTTCCGCCGTATCGATGGACATACGCTGCAGGTCACGCATCAGGTCTTCGAGAGACTGTTCGGGAGTGCGACGTTCGTTGCCTGACAGATTGTGCAGCACGTTCATGCTGGCCCCGTTGTGAGGTGCCTGATGGGGCAGGCTGCCGTCACACTTGAACTGTAGGATAAAATACTGAGCACCGTCTTTCAGCACGACTTTCGGACCAACAAACGTCACAACGTATTCGCCCGGAGGTCCGGTAAAGTCCCGAACAGCCTGGGCTTTCTTCGCGACTGCGGCGTGATTTGCGAGGGCCTTGTTCTGCTTCAGCAGAGCAGCCAGCCCGAGATTCTGAGTATTATCAACCATTGGAACACCTTTCTGAACTTGAAATGAAACGGACAGTTGTGAGAGTTATCAATTGATGCCGAGCACGCCCTGCAGAACCTTGTAGGTTTCTGAGGGAGAAGTACCGCAGTCCAGTTCTTCAGACTCGCCACACCAGGACTTTGCGATGTAGTAGGTATTCGGTGCCACGCCGATGAATCGACGATCTCCGACTGCCTTACGCTTCTTGGTCTTTTCGTCGCTCAGCACGCTGACTGTGCGACCGAGATACACGATTGCGTGAACATCTTTCTTCGTGTAGTTGAAGATGCCCTTCGTCAACTGCGGCTGGTACTGATCGTAATCAGCACCGACCGGATTGGCGACCGTCTTGGTTGTGCTGTGACTGACCAGCACGATGTTGAGACCTTTCGCGACAATCTCCAGACACAGAGGCATGAAGATCCCGGACCAGAACACTTCAGCAGCTTTGGTATAACCTCGCTGGAAATCGTTAAAGTCCTTGCTGGTCATGTCGCCGTTGAACAGTACCGATGCAGCGTGTTGAAAACAGATATCCTGCAGACCGCTCGTGCTGTCAATCACCAGTGTCTTGTACTGGTGTTTGCTGTCACGGAAGCGGGTCATTGCTGACATCAACTTTTTCCAGCCGGGGTGTCCAGTACCTCGCGGGATATTGTTCTGATCGTACAGAGGATCAAGATCAATCACCTGCACAGATGGAGGAATTGCTCTACGCTCCTTGTGAATGTGAACACCCTGCTCGCCACTGGTCGCGATGAACAGTGGTGCGGGGAACTGTGCGGCGAGAGTTGTCTTACCCTCACCAGCTTCTGAGTAGAGAAGGATGAATCGACCGTGAGCCGGTGACTCATCGATCAGGTCATCAAACGGGTTCTCACCTGCTCGCATTTGCGGCGTAGCAGGCGTTGCAGCGGGACTCGCTGGCTTTGTTGGACGTGGTGCAGGTCGAACACTCATCTTGATTTCTTTCTAAGACCAAAGGTACTGCCGGACATGCGGAAGTTACGGTAACGCTCAGCCGTCCCTTCCATAAATGGATTGTAAAGACCGTAGGGCATCATGAAGTGGGTTTTGTTGACGACTCCTTGTTTTGAGGGAAGGGACATGTACTCGTACCAGTCGAGGAAACATTCCAGCATGGGGTAGAGACATGCGTGTAAGAAACGATTGAACCGTTGTTCGTCCGGGTTGATGAAATAACGAAAGAAATGGTAGGGCCGGTTCCCGTCGATCGCTTCGCAGAGTCTAAGAGCGAACTCTCTGTCACTTTCTTTGCTGCGTCTTGCTGGACCCCTGTATGCGAAGCCTGCTGGCCGTCGCATGTGTTGGTACCAGACTGTTGATGGGAGTTTCCCGTGTTGTGCTTTGTGGAACAGGCAATACATATTGACCTGAAGATTGAGATCAATCTCTTCGGCCAGCTTTGTCTCATCCCATTCTCCTCGGCATTTGTTTTCCATCAGTGCGTCATCACCTTCACCGTCTACATAACCGTGAAGTTTGATCGATCTGCCGGAGGGTAGTTCCAGCATCATCTCGTGATGTCGTTCTGAGTGTTTGATACCGTAGGTATCGAGGTCTTTCGCATAGAGGCTAATCCATGTGTTGACCATCTGTGTTGCCAACTTTGTCCAGAAACTGATTTCCTCTGTCTCAGAGTACAAAGCAATCTGTTTCTCAAACTCGTTGGCTATCAGCTTACCAGCACCTCGGGCTTGTCGGGTCTTAATGAACCCTTCAATGCCTGCCTGTACTAGTGTCCCAAACTGCATGTTCTTGTTCCAGGGTTCCACCGCTTCAAGATCTCTGAGGTAGGAACACTCGAACGCAACTCTGTCAACCAGCCACAACTCAAGCCCGCTTACGCTTAGGCCGTTTATCACTGGGTTCCACAGTTGCCTGAGAGACTGTGACTTCGCCATCCTTCACCAATCTACAAAATTCAGGCAGGTCTTTCAGTGCTAACACAACCATTGTGTTAGCCCGGTCGTCAAACTCCCCGATGAACAGAACGGCAGTCTTCTTTTCGACTTTCGCTTTCCCCCGTTCCTCTCCGAGTAGTTGTCTCAGTGTCTTGTGGTTGTGTCGAGTGTACTTGCAGGAGATGAACAACTTCGGGTGAGTGCTGTCACTCCGAGTCAGTTTGCTGTTGCCTCCGCTCAGACTATTTCTGAGGCAGGAAAACATCCCTGCGACGTATCGCTCAAATCGTTTCCAAGGTGCGTCTGCCATGACATAAACCTTTCTGTGTATTACGGGCACGGACTTGTTAGGGGGGCC